ATGAAGATCTCCATGCTCGAAGAACAGGGCTACACTCATATCGACTGTTGGTGCGACGCCTGCCGCATAAGCGTGTGGGTGCCGTTCGTCATGATCCGCAGCCGCCGCCCGCGGCTTGAGCTCGGCCAGATGACGATCGCAGAACTGGCGCTCAGGATGCGCTGTTCGCGCTGCGGCGGGCGGCCCACTAAATGCCGCGAGGCGCGCCAGAGCGACGCGCCCGGATATCAGAGCCGGTACAGCTACCCGAAGGGGTAGCTGCCGCGATGGCCTTGGCGATGCGCGGCAGCATCTGTCGCGTCGTCCGGAAATCGTCGATGATGTCGCCGGCAGCCATCAGATCGACGACGCAGTCAAAATAATCGTCGCTCTCCGCCTCTGCTCTCGCTCGCTCGAAAGCGGCGTTGGCTTCGGCTTGAGAGCGGGTTGGATAGTTCGCGATCGTGACAGGCTCGATCTCGTCTCGATCGCGGCCGCAGATGTGAACGCCAGTTCGGCAAGGTTTGTAGCTCATCCCGCCATCCCCTTCCTCACCGACGGTTCGCGGGCGATCTGGTCGCTGATTTTGCGAACAGTCCACTCGTCCGGTGCTCCGTCAGGCCCGATCGTATAGACGCCTGAGCTGGTCGCGACTACGACGACATTCCTGAACTTCGTTACGCCAACGATGCTCGCGCCGTCCGGTGGGGCCCAAAAGAATTCTGGTTGCTCGCTCATCCCGTCATCCCCTCTTTCCGAACCTGCAGCACCAGCCGGTCGATACCTTCGTCGGCGCGGGCGGCGTTGCGGGCGCGGTAGTGCTTCACGATGGTCTGCGCCGACTTGTAGCTGTGGCCGGTGATGTCGCTGATCGTCAAGAGATCGCAGCCGGCGCGATCTAGCAGCATGACGCAGGTGTCCCGCAGATCCTGATCGTGCTTGGCGTCGAGCGCGCCGCGGCGATTGACGAACAGCAGCGACGGGGTGGGTGCGAGGCGCCAGCCGGCGGCAGCGTCGCGCCCGGCCGCAGCGTCGAGCCAGGCGCGCAGTGCGCGGCTCCTGTCCTCGATCGCGCGATTGCGGGCGGCGGCATCCAAAGTCTCGAGATCGGGGCCGGCGAGCAGCGTCGGCTCGGCGGAGCGCAGCTCGGCGGCGAGCGCCTGCGCGCGATTGATCGCCTGCTGCCGGCCGATGCCCGCGGGCCAGCCGAACACCGCGATATCGCGCGCGACGGACACCCAATAGCGGTAGGTGCTTTCGTCATAGGGGCGCGCGCCGTCCTCGTTCACGACGATTTCGGGCGGCAGCTCGCGCAGGCCCAGCTTGAGCTTTAATTCGGCGACGCGGGCGCGCGCGGCGTCGAGCCGCGCCACGAGCTGCGGAGCCGATTTGATATCGACCAGCTCGCCGGTCTTGCTCTGGCGGAAGGCGTGGCGGCCGGTCTCCTCGCTCTCGTCGCGCATCGCCAGCCGGTCGGTCTGGCGCTGGCCGGTGAACAGGGCGAGATAGAAGCTGTCGCCGATCGAGAGGCGGCCGATGCCGTCGGCTGCCGCCACCCAGGCGACAAACTCGGTCATCGTCACCAGCACCACGCGGCCGTCGGGTCGCTCGAATTCCATGCCGGGCCGCGGATTGGCGGGCAGCCGCCAGTGAATGTTCTCGGTGCCCCAGCTCAGCGCCGCCGACAGCGTCGTGATGGTCGCCAGCGCCATGTGGTGACCGCGCGCCTCGCGCAGGTAGTTGAAGAACGCGCGCAGCTCGGGTCGGCCGATCGCCGCCGGCAGCGCGCCGGCCATCGCTTCGGCCTCGCGCTGCGGCGCCGGCTGGCCGAGCAGCGCCGCGGCGCGCTGGCGCTTGCGGTGATCGGCGGCGGCGGTGCGATCCATCGGGCGATACAGGATGGCGTTGCAACCGGCCACGTAGGATCGCCGCGTCGCCGGCCGCAGCGCGGCGAATTCCGGGCTGCGCTGCCAGTCCTCGATTAGGTCGGCGACGGTGCGGCGCAGCCGCGGCGCCGGCGCGGCGGCGCGCGGCTCCTTTGACTTGCCCGGCTTCCCCTTGTCCGCCTTGCTGCCGCCAGCCTTGCCGGCCTTGCGTGCCGCGACGATCGCCCCATAGGTGCCGCTGCGGCCGTCCGGCCCGTAGAGCCAGAGGCGGACGTCCTCGAAGCTGTACCAGCGCCCGTCCGGGTGCTGCAGATCGCACCCCGAAAAACCGAGGGCGATCTCACGGGATGAGGGGGCGAAGCGCGGCCGGCAGCTCCGGTCGGGCTGCTCGCGCCACTGGATGAAGGGCGTCTTGGGCTGGGCCATCGGTAGGGCTCCGGTGCAGCGGAGAGGGCGAGGCGAAGCCTTTGCGCTTCGCCCGGCGCTGTCAAGGCGCCGTCGCGCCGGACGCGGCCCGCGCCGGGCCGTAGGCGGCCGCCAGCAGCGTCCGGTGCTCCTCGACGGTGACCGCCGCAGGCGGCGGCGCGGCGTCGTTGGCGGGCGCCTGAGCGGCGCGGGCAGGGTGGTGGCGCGTCAGCCACGCCATCATACCCGAACGCTCCCATGACAGCCGGCCCTTGCGGATCGTCGCTGGCATACCGTCGAGCAGCCGCCAGCGCTCGTGGCGCTTGTAGACGGTGCAGAGCGAGACGCCGAGCCGGTCGGCCAGCTCCTGCGCCGACACAGGGCGCTGATCGGGTTGGGTCATCGCGGCCTCCTCGGCAGCATGGCGAAGGTGAACAGGGCGAGCGTCGCGCAGGCGAATAGGATCTCGGGCCAGCGCGCGACGATCTCGGCGGTATTGAGCGGAGCCCATGCGGCGGATGCAGTCATTGCGGCGCGCTCCGCTGCGGTGACTGCGCCGGGCTGGTGGCGGCGTCGGGCGCGCGCCAGATGCCGAGCCGCAATTCCGGCGGGAGCGGCGTTGCCGGCGGCGGCGCGGCGGCGCTGGCCGCCAGCAGCGCGCGGCCGAACGCCTCGACATGCCGCGGCGTCACGCCGCCGGCTCCCCAGTGAGCTGCAGCACGCCGTCGGCGATCCACGCCGGAACGTGGCGGTAGTTCAGCGTACCGTCGGCGAACGTCAACGCCGGCTGGTACACCTTGCCACGCAAGAGGATCGCCAGCGGCGCGATGCCGCCCGCGATCGTCAGAGTGCCGACCGCTTCGACCTTGTCGCCACGCTCGTCGGTCAGCCGCACTGCGGCGACACTGATCGCAGGCTTATCGCCTCGCCGCTTCGGCAAATTTGTGGTTTGTGGAACAGTCATATCGCCCTCCGCTCAAATCGAACGCGGGCATGATATCAGTCAATTTTAGATATGCAAGAAGTCACATGACAGATGGTTTCGTTTCACATGAAACCTTATTCATCTGAGCTTATGCAGCCTTATTCACAGATCGCAGGCGGTGCCCGAGCACCACTCCCTTGATGTTGACGTTCTTGCCGTCGACCAGCGCCGGCTCGCCTAGATTGGGGTCGAACGACGCTGACACCAGAAGCTGTATATTTCCGCTGGTGCGGAGCCTTCGCCATACCAGATCGGGCTTAGAGCGATCGAAGTCGTAGATCTCCGCCAGCACGGCGTCGCCGTCGCTCGGGCGCGCATTGTGATCGACCAGCACCACGTCTCCCGGTAGGAAGCCGGCGGCTTCCATGGTGCGGGCGCGAACGGTCCATGCGGTCCAATCGATGCAGCCGGCGCGTAAGGCATCGAGCGCATGATCGAGCGGGGTTTTCACGCCCGACGACCTGTAGGGCTGGGCCTCGGCGGCAAAGCTCGTGCTGTCGACGCTGCCCGAAATGGTCGGATCAAGCGCGAATTGCCAGCGGTTGGCGAGCTGCTGCATCGTCAGCGGCGAGATCGTGCGCCCGTCTGTCGACTTGAAGCGCGTCAGGGTCGAGGGGTCGATATCGGCTCCCCGCGCCAACTCAGTCGCCGTCTTTTCCGCGTGACGCTCCAGCGCGTCCAGCCAGGCTAGCTGTGAAGTTCGCAGCGCAGCATTGGTTCGGCTCTTCGGCGATCTTCCCACAGGCCTCACCCTTGTGTGTGGTTGAAATCGTTGCCGAAAATGAACCGCACTGGTCCTTAACGCGACGTGATGATTTTCCACTTGCGTGGACGCCGCAAATCAGATTTGCGTGTGACAGAAGTCATATGAACAGACGGGCGGACCAATCGCAATGGATAAAACCATCCTCGAACGGGCGAAATCTGTCGGATTTAGTCAACTTTCGCTGGCCCGGGCGGCAGGCGTTCACGAACAGACGATTTCCGGTCTGGCCGCAGACCGCCGGCGCGGTCCTGTCGCCGCGAGCTTGCGCAAAGTCGAGGCCGCGCTGTCGGAGCGCGAGCGCGCTGTGCTCGCCGATCTGCTGCCGCGCCATTTCGACGCCGAGATGGCGACGATCGAGCGCCTGCTGATCGCCCGGGGCCTGCGCCTTACGCGGGGGCAGGCCGATGCGGCCTGATGCTTCCGCCTTCCCGAAAACAAACCGGCGTATGACGGCCGCCGAGGCGCGAAGCGACGAATTCCTGATCTCCGCGGCCGGTGATCTGTTCGCCGCCGGGTTCGACACGGCGCAGATCGCCTCGCGATTTGTCGCGCCGGAGGCGGCGATTGCGGCGGCGCTCGCCGTCGCGCGGCAGCGCCGCCGCGTCGCTATCGCGGGACTGATCTGCAACGCGCTCGCCCACGGATGCGCCCGATGACGCCTCGATCCCCGAAACACGTCTCCCCCGAGCAGGCCGAGGACGCTCGTCTTGCGGCTGCTTGGATCGCGGCGGCCGTCATGGCCGGCATCGCCGCCAACTGCCTCGCCGTCGCCGCCGCGGCGGCGAGGCTTTTTCATTCCTGACAGGAGAGGGCGATGGGCGCCGAACTGTTCGACGTGCCGCGGTCGCAGGACAAGCAGATGACGAGCCAGCGCGAGCAGATCCATCCGCTCGATCTCGACGGCTGCGGCATCGTCTACATCCACAAGCGGATGAACGAATTCGAGCTCAAGCAGGGCGGCGTCGCGCACCGCTTCGACACATGGCCCGACCATGTGCGCATCGACATCCAGCGCGAAATCGACGGCTGGATCGCGCGCAATCCGAACGCCGCCATCAAGGCGATCACCATGGGCGTGAACGACGGCGCCTGTACGCTGGCGCTGCACTGGCGGCCGAAATGAGAAGTCCTCTCGACCATCTGTCGGCACTGTCCGGCGCCGCTGCCGCATCGGCGCTGCCGACCGACGACGTCTCGGTACTCAACCGGCTGATCGCTTGCGCCGAGCGCGCTATGCAGCGCCGGCCGAATTTCGAAGAACACGTCATCGACGCACTCGCCGCCGACGTCGCCGCCGCGGCGCGCCGGCCAAGCGAACAGCCGGCGCGTGCGGTCGACGATCACAGCATCGCTTTCGCGGCGCTGGTGGTTCTCGCCGATCGCGCGCTGCACCGCCACGATCGCGAGCTGACCACTTACTACATCTGCGCGATCGGAACGATGCTGCCGCATGTGCAGAACGATCTCATCCGCGCGCTGGAGCAGCGCGCCAACACGAGGCCGACGCCATGAGATGCGTCATCATCCTATTCCCGATCGTGCCGCGGCCCCGGTTCGACTATCCGGACTGGATGGAGCAATTCGGCCGCGAGCGCGACGCGCGACTGGCGATGCGGTTCGAGCCGCCGCCGCGGACGCGGCCAGTGGCACTCACTGCCGCGCCTAAGCGACAGGCAGAGGCGATCGACCGCGACAACTATCAGCAGATGCTCGACAGCATCGCCGCATTCATGAACGAGGGCCGCGCGGCCTTCGAGCGGGAGGCGTGAGGCGATGGCGGGAAACGAGCAAGCGGCGATCGTCGCGAGTGTGCCGCCCATCAGCGCGGAGAACGCAATCAGCTACGCGGTCGATCTGATCGACGATCACTACGATCGGCTGGAATTCCTCGTGTGCTGGCGCGACGGGAACTGGCAGGCGCTGCGCGAGGAATGGCCCGAGGCGTTCAAGCACAAGAGGCCGCGATGACCACGGCTTCCTACCTGTCGGCCCCGACCGATCCGGCGCACGGCCGGGTCGCGCCGCGGCAGCTCGATATCGAAGCCGACACGGCACTCGGCGGCGTTGGTATCCATTCGTCAACTACGCCAAAAATCGCCATTGGTATCCATTCGTCAACCGGCCCAAAAGACGCCGTTGGTATCCATTCGTCAACCGCCCCGAAAAAGTCCGTTGGTATCCATTCGTCAACCGCGTCTTTCAAGCGCATCGACACGCGTCGCGCGTCGCTCGGCATTGCGGTGGCGCGCCTTTGCAGCGCCGCGCAGATCCATCCGAACACCTATCGAGAAATTCGGATCGGCAATTGCGTCGCGAAGTCCGCGACCATCGAAAGGCTGATGGGCGCGCTCGATCGGCTCGCCGCCGGCGCCGTCGTCGATGAGCAGCGCACGCTCTGTCTCGCGCTGCTGCGGATGATCCAAGGGCAGCTCGCCGACCGAACCGGCTGGGACCGCCAGGTGATCCTGTCGCAGGATCTGAAAAACCAGCGGCCGAACGATCCGCTCTATGTGCAGGCAGCGCGGCTGCGACGCTGCGCGGTCTACCTGCTCGCCGAAGGGCTGATGATCGGTAAGGCCGCGCTTGGCCACGCGCTCGGGATCAGCCGGCAGGCCGTGCACAAGACCGTCAGCGAGATCGAGGCCGAACGCGACACCTCGCCGGAATTCGACGCACTGATGCAGAGCATGATGGATCTGGTGAAGGGATAGGGACGATGAGCTGGGAAGCATGGGGCAGTGGCGACGAATTCTACGATGACGATCGTCAGATAGACCGTCTGATGGACGCTGGATGGCTGTCGCCTGACGGCGCTGAGGCGCTCATCAATGCGCTCAAGCAGTGCCGGACGGTGCTCGGCAACATGGCGCTGGAGAACGAGCGTTTCTTGGCGAAGTGGGGCTTCGCCCGTCGCTGGCCGATCAACCACGAACCGCTGCGCAACGACGCGAAGAACCTTCTTCTGATCATCGACGAACTGATCGTGACAAAGCCCGGCGCATGACCATCAACCTCCGCACCCGCCAGGGCTGGGAAGATCTCAAGCGGATACTCGACGACCGGATCGGCGAGGTGCTGAACCTGTGCGGGCTTGATCTGCCGCGGCGGGGTGGATGGACGGTGCTGGACGATCCGCTCGGGCAGGGCCACGACAGTTTCGGCCTGTGCCTGCGCGCCGACGGCCTGAGCTGGAAGCGCTTCAACGGCACCGAGAAGGGCCGGGCGCTGGAGCTGATCGCCTATTGCAACGGCTGGTACGATCTGGCGAACCGCGGCGCCGAGCCGGCGGCGCGGCTGGCGATGCAGCGGCTCGGGCTCGGGCGGATCGACGAGGCGCAGCTCGCGCGCGACCGCGCCGCCGCCGCCGAACGCCGCGCGCAGGCCGAGAAGGACGGCCGCGATCAGGCCGAGCGCCGCGCCGCCGCGGCGTTCGCAATCTTCGTCAATGCCCAGCCGGTGCTGGGCACCGTGGCCGACTATTACTTGCGCGAGCGCCGCGGCATCGACCTGTCGGCGCCGCCGTTCATCGGGCCGCGCGGCGGCTGCCTCGCGCCGGGCTCGCTGCGGTTCGCCCCGCAGCACCGCTACGTGATCCGCGACCGGCGCAATCTGCGGGTCGGTGAGTATTTCGGGCCGGCACTGATCGCCTGCTGCACCGATGCGGAAGGCCGCGTCCGCGCCGTGCATCAGACCTGGCTGCGGCCGGACGGCAGCGACAAGGCGGACATCCCGCCCGCGCCCGATGGCAAGGCGCAGAAGGCGCGGCGCGTGCTCGGCGACTTCAAGGGGCTGGTCATTCCGCTGTGGCGCGGCGACGGGCATCTGTCGGTGCGAGAGGCTTGCGAGCATGGCGTGCTGCAGACGCTCGGCTTGTCCGAGGGCGTCGAGGACGGCCTGACCGGCGTGCTGGCGAAGCCGGACTGGCGATGGTGGGCAGCGATCTCGTTGTCGAACATCGCCAACGTCGCGAGCCGGCTTCCGGACTGCATCGACGCCGTGATGGTGCACCGACAGAACGATTGGGACAAGCCGGAGGCGGTCGCCGCCTTCGACGCCGGTATGGCGGCGCTGCGCGCGTCCGGCCGCGCCGTCGCCGACTTCGCCGCGTTCGGCGGCAAGGACATCAACGACACGTTGAGAGGAGAGGGATGATGCGGTTTCCCCTGCGCGATCAGCGCCGATGGCACCGCATCTTCGCAATCATCCCGCGAGAGATTGAGGGCGAACTGGTTTGGCTCGAATGGATCGAGCGCAGAACGGTCGGCATCCGGTTCAGTTTAGGCTTTTTCGCTGAGGACTACGAGTATCGAACGATCACTCGTTGAGAGGAGAGGGATGATGGAGGACGAAACGACATTGGTGGAGTTGCATGCGCATGGCGCTCCCGGCAGCGGCAAGTCGACGCTACTCAACTACATCCGGGATTTGCTCGGCAATGATGGGTTTGTCGTGGCGAAGTCGTTGCCCAATGAACGCCTCTCCTGCCACATGCCGGCGAACTTCGCTACCGAACGCGCTTTCCGTGATAAGCACTGCTTGAAGCCGCAGGACATCCGCGACATGGCAGCCAAGGTCGCCGAGTTGCAGACGCTGCTGGCGCACAGCGGCCGGGCGCTGTGGATGGCGCACGAGATCTTCGCGCGGGAAAACCAGGACGGAGAACTGGCGTCGTTCTTTTACGCCAGAGGCAAAAAGGCGATCGAAGCCGCCGGCTGCGCCCATCAGTCCGACGACGACATTCCGTGGTGAGGCCAAGACCGGCGGCAGGGACATCAACGACACGTTGAGAGGAGAGGGATGATGGACGCAGTTACTGGTGCATCGGTGCAGGATGAACCGGCGGTGCGGATCGCCAAAGATCAGCTCAAGGCGATCATCGAGCGGATCGAGCGGCTGGAGGAGGAAAAGAAGACGATCAGCGACGACATCCGCGAGGTCTACGCCGAAGCCAAGGGCAACGGCTACGACGTCAAGGCGCTGCAGACGATCGTGCGCATGCGCAAGCAGGACGCCAACGAACGCGCGGAGGCGGAGACGATCCTCGAAACCTACATGCAGGCGCTTGGGATGCTCTAGCGGTGCGCGATCGACGGCCGGGCTCGCCCGGCCGCACCGCCTCTCTCTGACTTTCCGGAATTCCCGTGGCCGATCCGAAGAAAACATCCGCCGGCAACCGCGCCAACGTCGTGTCCATGGACCGGGCGGCGCGGGAGATCGAGCGGCAGAAGAAGATGCGGCGCGACACGCCGCCGATGGAGCCGCGCGGGCCGAACAAGGTGCTGGCCGGGCAGTGGACGCCCGACCTTTACGGCATGCCGTCCGACCCCGAATGCGAAAGCCCGGTGATGCCGATCGGCTTCGAGGGCGCCTACAAATACGTGATCGACAGCATGGGGCAGTTCCGCGTGATGAAGGCCGCGGACTTCAATCAGGTCGGCATTCAGGATCTCTACAGCGATACGCCGAACTATCCGAAATGGATGTGCCCGCGCTGGTCGAAACCCGTCGTCGACAAGAAGGGCGTAGTTACCAAGCCGGCCGAGATCGTCTCGTTCGAGGCCGACGACATCAAGGAAATCCTGTTTCAAGCCTGCGCGCGGATGGGCTTCTTCTCGCCGAACGACAAGATGCGCGGACGCGGCGCGTGGACGCTGCGCTCTGGGGCGCTGGTCTACCACGCCGGCAACGCGATCTGGCAATGCCGCCGCGGCAAGTTCTCGACCCTGCCGACCGGGATGATCGAGCAGCACCTTTACCCGCGGCTGTCGGCGCTGCCCGAACCTTGGACCCAGCCGATCGGGCTGGAGGACAACCCCGCCGGCAAGCTGCTCGCCACCTTCCGCAAATGGCACTGGACGCGGCCCGAGGTCGACCCGGTGCTGCTGCTCGGCTGGATCGGCGTCGCGTTTTTGGGCGGCGCGCTGGACTGGCGCAGCGCCTGCCTGCTGCTTGGCGACCGCGCCACGGGTAAGAGCACACTGCAGGCCGCACTGCGCGACATTTTCGGCGAGGCGCTGTTTCGGTCGGCCGATACCACGGCGGCCGGCATCTATCAGGCGATGGCGCACGACGCTCGCCCGGTGGCGCTCGACGAATTGGAGCCCGACGCCGACAGCCGCAAGCTCGACAACGTGGTGCACCTGATGCGGACGTCGTCGAGCGGCGATATCGGCCGGCGCGGCGGCCCGACCAAGGGCGAGGCGAGCGAATTCCAGATGCGCTCGGCGTTCCTGTTCAGCGCCATCAACAACCCGCTGCGCAGCGCGCAGGACATGAGCCGCGTCGCCGTGCTGCGGCTGTTGCCGCTCGACCTCAATCAGGAGCGGCCGGCGCCGGTGAATGCCGACACCGCCGGGCCGATGATCCTCGCGCTGATGATGCAGGGCTGGGGCGAAGCCGGCGAAGGTTTCCGCGCCGAAAAACAGCGGTTCTCCCGCGCGCTGGCGGAAGGCGGCCACACCAACCGCGGCCAGGACACCTACGGCACGCTGCTGGCCTGTGCGGCGCTGATGCTGGGGCCGGAGCTGGCCGCCGAGCTGGATGTGCCGCTCGGGCCGGAGGAGGAGCGGGAGTGGGCCTCGCTGCTTGCCGCCGACGCGCTGCCCGAGATCGAGGACGCCAAGCCGAACTATCGGCAATGCGTCGACCAGATCCTGACCGCCTCGGTCAAGGCGTGGCGCAACGCCAGCTTCAACACCCTCGGGCAGGTGATTTGGGGACTTCGCACAACCGATGACGACGGCGCCGCGATCGAGCCGGAGATCGACCGCGCCACGGCGAAGCGCCACGTCAACGTCGCCGGCTTTGGTCTGCTCAACACCCACGAGCTGGTTGCCGGCGTGATGCGCGCGCAGGGCATCGGCCTCAACGAGGCGCTGATGCGCTACGGCCTGCCGGCGGCCGGATGGGTGCTCGCCGTGCCGAACAAGAGCACGAAGGTGGCCGAGCATCTGGAAGGCAGCGACTGGCAGCACGGTGCCTGGAAGGACGCGCTGCGGCAATGCCCGGTCCCCGGCGTGATGATCACCAACGCGGACATCAACAAGGTCACCATCGACGGCGCGCAGCAGCGCTGCACGCTGATCGTGCTCGACAAGTACCACGCGGCACCGGAGCGGTGAGTGTCAACCAGAGAGCAGGATTGATCATGGCCCTGCACGAACAATGCGTCGGCAAGTCGGACGAGTGGTACACGCCGCCGCACGTCTTTCAGGCGCTTGGCTGCGAGTTTGACATTGACGTCGCCTCGCCTCCGCTGCGCCAGTATGTGCCGACGCGGCTCTGGCTAACGAAGGAGGACGATGGCCTGAAATATGCCCCCTACTGGCCCGGGTTCGTCTGGATGAACGCACCGTTTGGCGGTCGGAACGGGCTCGCGCCGTGGCTTGATGCGTTCTTCGAGCACGGCGACGGCATTGCCTTGGTGCCAGATCGGACGTCGGCGCCGTGGTGGCAGCGATTCGCGCCGCGCGCAGACGTTGTTCTTTTCGTCGGCCGCAAGATCAGGTTCATCGCCGGATTTGATGACCCTGAGTATGGGATCGAGCGCGGTAAGCCTGGAAAGTCGCCTGCTCAGGGAACGGCGTTGTTGGCGGCCGGCGCCCGCGGCGCTGAAGCGCTACAGCGCGCCGCGTCAAACGGCCTTGGCAGGTTGTTCAAGCCAATCGCTATCACAGCAGAAGAATGACCATCCCCGACCTGTCCGGCACGCCGTGGCGCGCGATCATCCTCAGCGAGCGCGAGGAGGTGTGGTGCCTGGTCGACGCGATCGATTACGGCTGGCTTGTCGAGCGCAATTGGAACGTCTGGCATGCCGGCCGGACGCGCTGGCAGATGTACGCCAAGCGCAACACCGGCAAGAGCCGCGCAACGGTCCGGATGCATCGCGAGATCATGCTGCGCGCCGAGCCCCGCGCCGATGCCGCGCAGCTCGTGGTCGACCACATCAACGGCTGCACCCTGGACAATCGCCGCGCCAATCTGCGCTGGGCAACCCACTCGGAGAACGCCGCCAACCGCTACGGCTTCGGCCAAGCGCCGGCGCTGCAACTGATCGTCATGAAGCTCAAAGCCAACCTGCGCCGCGCGCAGCCGGCCTTGCTGGAGGAGGTGCCGTTTTGATGCAGACCGGACTGATCGCCGCGCTCTATGTCACTGAGGGCGGCTGCTATTGCAATCTCCCACATGTCGACGCATGGCCGATCTCGCGTGATGCGCGCCTGTATGAGGGGCCGTACCCCGTCGTCGCGCATCCGCCCTGTCAGCGGTGGGGACGTTTCTGGCATGGGAGCACCCGCAAGCCTCACCAGTTTCAGCTCGGCGCTGATGACGGATGCTTCGCCGCGGCGCTCGCTTCGGTGCGCAAGTTCGGTGGCGTGCTGGAGCATCCGGCGGAGAGCCGAGCGTGGGCGCATTTCGGGATCAGTCGGCCACCTAGGCGCGGAGGGTGGGTTACAGCAGACTGGCACGGGGGCTGGACCTGTTATGTCGAGCAGGGACACTACGGCCATTTCAGCCGCAAGCCGACGTGGCTTTACGCGGTGCGCTGTCACCTGCCAGAACTGATCTGGGGGCCATCACCGCAGCGACTGCATCCCGTCGCTGTCGAGCGCTACGGATACGAAAAAGCGCGCCGGATTGGCGTCGCCGCAATGATCGGCGGCAAGGACAAGACTCGGATCAGAGAGGCGACGCCGCTCTGTTTTCGCGACGTTCTGATCTCGATCGCACGGACCGCGATCAAACCAACTTTCCAGTTGGCGACGCCAGAGGAGGTGTCTTCTTACACCTGTCGGCGCTCTGGCTGATCGACGATCTCGGCTAGCCGCAAGGTGGGATCGTCCGGGAAGCGCTCACGAGCGCGGGCCATTTCCTGGGCTCGCTCCTCCGCAGACAGCCCGATTGATCGACCAAACCAGAGCAGCATGATACGGGAACACAGTGCACGAATGTAGTGCATTGACCCAAGCCCTTGACGAGACTTCAATGAACGCGCATTTTGAGGGCGGAGCTAGAAACTCCTTCTCTGAGAGCGGATGCTGCCCCGTCATGACGGCCTTGTCGAATCCTAAATCAGACACGACATGCCCCTATGGCGGGGGTGCGACGGTATAAGCCGCGCGAGCGGTCGAAGAAGTCCGCCTGTCTCTCAGCAGGTTTCTAGCCCCCGCCACCAGCGGGTCGAGAAAGCCCATGGTCGCGGTAACCCGCCACTGAGAGGGCTTTGCTATGACCCGCCACATCTCCCCGAACGACCTCAAACTTGTAGGAACCGAGCCTCGCGTGCTCGATCTGTCGCTCGCCAGCGCGCTCGATCTCGCCGATCCGCACAAGATCCGCAATCTGATCAAACGAAACACCCAAGAGCTAACTCGCTACGGCGAGGTTTCCGCCATGGTGGCGGAAACCTCCCCGGCCGGCGGGCGTCCCAGCCTCGCCTATTGGCTCAACGAGCCGCAATCGATGCTGATCTGCATGTTTTCGGAAGGCGCCAAGGCTGCTGATGTTCGCGAGGAGATCATCCGGGTGTTCATGGACTGGCGGGCGCAGCAGGCGGACAGGCCGGCGCCCGCGCCCGATCCGCTCAGCGAATTCCCGAGTGCCGACGGGCCGCTGGCCGAGCATATGGCCAAGCTGGCGACGCTGCGGGAATGCCGGATGATCCACGGTGCCCGCGCCGCGGCGCGGTTGTGGAAGCGTCTGGGGCTGCCGCAGGTGAGCGAAAGCGTCCTCGAGGAAATGGACGAGGGCCGTCGCTGCCTGCTGCATCTGCTCGGCACAGTGGCGATCCCCAGCGTCAACGGCTCGGAGGAGCGCACGCTGCGCCACGCGCTGGAAGCAGCGATGGACGGTGTCGACAACGCCCAGCAGGCGCTGCGCAACAATTTCGGCCTGCTCGCCGTGACCAATGATCCGGAAGGCCTATTCGTGCCGAACTGCCTGATCCACAAGCACCTGTTTGCCGGCACGCCCTGGGCTGCCGGCCGGCATGTGGCGGCGCTGCGGCGGCTCGCCGGGACGCAGCCGCAGCGGCGCACGGTGATCGGCCAGGATCGCGGCACGTTCATCCCCTACACGCTGATCGAGGCGCTGCCCGTGCCAGCAGACAGCGGCGGCAACGTCGTGCCGCTGCGCTGATCCCTCGCCATCTGTCCGCATCTACCGAGGCCCCGGTCACCGCCGGGGCCTTTGCTTTGGCCCGCGCCCAATCACCCTCGCGTCTCCCGCGCCCGCGCCCGATGGCGTTCTAATCGGTCCGCGCGGCTTGTCCCGCCGCCGCGCCTTTGAGGCTTCCGACGACGCGCCGCCGAGCGGCGACGGCGCCGCGCGGGCTCTGATTTGTCTGCAGACAGTGATCGAACCCGGTTGACGGCCTCGGATCGGTGGCAGCGTCGCCGCGCGGCGCGCCTCAGGCCACCGGGCGCGGGGGCGAAAGACACCAAAATAGCCATATGTCTACGCCGCTGGATGGCGCAAGCCGCTGAAACATCATCACAAATCGCGATAGCAGACACTTAAGACACCTAGACAGGGTGCAGCCTCGCATGTGCATGCGCGCGCGGGCGCGCGCGTAAGAGCAAGCGGTGTCTTCTGTGTCTACAGTGTCTGAAAATAGAAATAGAATTGATTGATCAATGATTTGCGTCATCCAGTCGAAAAGACACTGAAGACACTGACGGCCGATCTTCGCCGGTTGCCGGCGCTGCGGCTGAATTAAATATGCCCGGAAAATCAAGCGGAAGGCTGCACATGACGCGAAAACAGTCCTCGGAAGCAGTGTTGGCGGCGGCGGCGCGGGCGGAAGCGCGGACCGGCGGCGCCGAGGTGCAGTTCGATCTGCTGCCGCCGACGCGGTTCCATCCGGTCGACCACGAGGGCGAGCATCGGAAGATGGCCGAGCGCGTCGCGACGAACCGCAGGGGCCGACCGCCAGGCGCGCAGAACAAGACCACGCGCGAAATGCTGGATTTCGTGCGCAAAACGATCGGCGATCCGCTGCTGGAGAGTGCGCGGTGGCTGTTGCACACGCCGGAGAGCCTCGCGGCCGAGCTGGGCTGTGATGTGGCCGAGGCGTTCGATCGGCTGGAGAAGATCCGCAGCGACCTGCGGCCGTACTTCTACGCGAAGCAGGCGCCGGTTGATGCGCAGGGAAAGCCCGTTCCCGGGTTGACGATGATGTTCTCAGGGCAAGGTGGCCCGCAGATCGCCGCCGACGGCACGCCAAGGCCGCCGTGGCTGTACCTGCAGGACCTCGATGCACCGAGCGAGCAAAATCAACGACTTATCGACGTGTCGCCGAGCGTGTCGAATGGCGACGCGCAAGGTCGAACCGAGAAGTGAAACGATATCAGCGCCTTGGCATCGCCGGGACGCTGATCCCAAATCATCGCAGTCGGGAGTGCAGGCCCGATCTGCGGTGATGCGCCGCCGGCCGTCGAGTTGTCCTCCGGCCGGCGGCGCCGTCTTCAACCCGCGAAAAAATCGGACGGCGGACGGAACCCACCCCCCCCGGGTGGCCGGCCGGGGTACCCCCCAAAATCGCGACGCACGCCCGCCGTGCCATGCTTTCCTGAGATTTTTTCCAGCTTCCGCCCTGTTCGCCCCTGCGGCCGATCGAAGGGCACGCGAGATTTGTTCTGCCGACCGGGGGCGGGGGGAGCAGCGCCGATGACCGCTGCGCTGCCTCTAGCGGATACGTCGCTCGCCGATGCGCTCGGCAATGCCGATCCGTACAAAAACCAGATGAGCTACCTGGAGGCCGACGATGAGCTGCGCCGCGCGCGCCCTGATCTCGTCGAGCAAATCCACAAGGGGGAGAAAACCGGGCGGGTGAACCTGCTGCGGAGCGCGGGGCCGATCAGCGACGCCTACATTCTCGGAACGCATCCGATTAGTTGCCTCTGCGGCCCGGTGGGCAGCGGCAAAACGATCGCCAGCGAGAAAAAGGGATTGGTCGAGGCCCAAAGGATCTATCCCGGTGCAGACGGGGTGCGTCGCTACAAGCTCGGCAACTTCAGACAGAAGTACGATGCTTTGTGGAAATCCGCAATCCCGTCGCACTGGAAGCTTTTCCCTAAGGATTTTCCCGGGTCCGAGTGGGCCGGCGCCAGCCCGCGGGCGGCGCGCCACGTGCTGAACTTCAAAGATAAGTACGGGCTGATCCAGATGACCACCGACTTCCTTGCGCACGGCGAGGATGCTGATCCGGAGGATCTGCGCGGCCTCGAATTCACCGATGTGCAGCTCGGCGAGATGGACACGCTACCGAAAGAGCTGCTGATCGGTCTCGGCCGCGCTGTCGGCCGTGAGCCGCCGCGCGAGGTGACGAAGCGCCTCGGCCGCATCTTCGGCGACATGAACGCGCCGGACGTGCTGAACTGGACCTACGAGACGTTCTACGAGAAATGCGCGCTGCCTTATCACCTGTACCGCCAGCCCGGCGGCATGGATGAGGGCGCAGAGAATTTGCAGGCGCATGGCGGCGACCGCGCTTACTACGAACAGATCATCGCCGCCAACGCCGACAACCCGTGGTACGTGCGCCGCATGGTGCACGCGATCCCCGGCGTCACTCGCGCAACCGATCTGGTCTATCCGCAATACGACGACAACGTGCACCTGTCGAAGGCGACGCTGCAGCCCGATCCGGCGTTGCCGGTGGTGGTCGGCATCGACGGTGGCCTGACGCCGTCTGCGGTGTACGGGCAGGAGATGCGCGACGGCCAGTGGCGCACCCTGCGGGAAATCGCGCTGGAGCGCGGCGGCCCGGAGGAGCTGGCGGCGGCGATGCTGGCGCTCGAAGCGCGCGACTTCCGCGGCTGCGATTTTCACGACGTCTGCGACCCGGCGATGGTGGCGGGTGAGGACAAGGACAACGACGCTGCGACCGAACAGCGTGTGTCCAAGGGCTCGGATCGCCAGCGTCTCGCCAAGGCGCTCGGCCGCAAGGTGCACCTCGCCGCCTCGAACGAAACCGGCAGGCGCTGGTCGGCGGTGCGCGGCAAGCTGTCACTGCATCTCGGGCCGGCTCGCCCCGGCTATCTGCTCGACCCGTCCTGCACCGGGCTGATCCGCGGCAAGCGCCAGACCTATCAGTTCCGCAAGCTGCGCGGCTCGAACGAGCTGACGAGTGTGATGCCGACGTTCGATACCCACGTCGCCGATGCCGAGCAGTACGCGATGATGGAATGCGGCAGCGAGGCCGCGAAGCGCCGCACCACCGACATGCAGCGCGAGCGCGACAAGCGCCGCGAGCGGGCGCGCGAGGCCCCGCGGCGGCGCGTGTTCGGAGGGCGGTGATGCGCAACGTCCGCGATGCCACCATGGAGGACATCATCCGCGTCTGCGGCCGGCTGCGGCCGGAGGATCGTGCGGAGCAGTTCGCCCGGCTGCCCCACAGCAGCGGCGCGGCGCTGGCCGATCTGCTGCTGCAGCTCACGCCGCTGGTGATCGGACGGTTCGCTATCTGCACCCCGGACGGTGAGGCTCAGACCATCCTGGCCGCCTACCGGGGTGGCGACGGCCTGGCGCAACTGCACCGGATCTCGACGGATCGCTGGGATGACGTATCGCGAACCGTGTTTGTTTTCGGCGTCCGACACTTCGTGCCCGAGGTGCTGCGGCCGAATGCCCGCCGCGCCGAGTGCAGCGTGATGACGCGTCACACGGCGGCCGGCGACATGCTGCGGCGCCTCGGCTTCCGTGCTTCCGGGATCGAGGCGCAGTGCGGGCGCGGCGGCGAGGAGTTCACCCGGTTCGTCTGGACCAGCAATGGGGGTAGGGATGTGTGATCCAATTTCGTTGATCGCCGCGGCGGTTGGCACCGGAGTTGCGGCGGTTACGCAGACCAAGAGCCAGCAGCAGGTACAGGCCAATCAGCAGCTCTCGGAAACCAACGTCCAGCAACAGAAGCAGCTCGCCGAGCAGCAAGCGCTGATGGCGGAGCAGCAAGCCGCCGCGAAGGCTGATCTGGACGCGGTCAACAAGAAGTCGCAGGACGAAGCCGCCGCGGCGCTGAAGGCGCAGCAGGAGGCGATGAAGGCGCTCTCGGAAAGCGCCGTGGCCGCCGACAGCGCGCAGGCGCGCTCGGCATCCGAAGCGCGGATGCGTCGGCTCAAGGCGCTCGGGCTGCAGCGCCCCACGGCGGCCGATCAGCTTGCGCCGCCGCCGGTCGGCTATGCAACGCTGCTCGGCGGGGTCGGCTCGTGAGCGAAGCGTCCGCCGAGGTCCTGAAGGCGCACGACAAGCTGCGCGAGCGGCGCCGGCGCGAGGAGCCGGTGTGGCGCGATCTGGCGCGGATGCTACGGCCGGACGATCAGGACTTTTCCAGCGCCGAGCGCGTCGACGGGCGATCTGCCAAGCGCGACCTGTCCGACGCCGAGCTGTTCGACAGCACGCCGCTCTATGCGCTCGACGACTTCGCCAAGGGGTTGTTCAAGCAGGCGTCCAATCCAGCCAACCGCTGGTTCGAGATCACGATCGCGAACCCCGATCTGGCGAAGTACCGGCCGGTGAAGGACTGGTGCCACACCGTCACCAACATCATCTATGCGTCGCTCGGCCCATCGGTGTCGCGCTACTACACGCAGGTGATGCCGTGGTTCGGCAATCTCGGCGCCTTCGGCTTCGGCGTGCTGTACAGCCAGGAAGATATCGGCCGCCAGCGCATCATCGACCGCTCGCTGCCGATCGGGCAGATGTATCTCGATGTCGATGCCGAGGGCGAGTACAACACCGCGCACCGCGAGTTCAAGCTGCGCGGAAACCAGATCAAGTCCAAGTTCGGCGACCGTGTCCGCCGCCTGACGCTCGACGACGACAAGTCTTACAGCCTCGTTCATTCGGTGCGGCCGAACCTCGATTATCGCCCCGGCATGATCGGTCCGCGCGGCATGTCGTATCTGTCGAGCTACGTCTCGCCGGACCTCAAGGAGATGCGGCTCGACGACGGTTACTACGAATTCCCGTTCTTCATCCCGGTGTGGAACGAGCGCGACGGCAGCCCGTATCCGACCGGCCCCGGCCACATGGTTCGCGCCGACGCCGCGATGCTGCAGGAGCAGGAACGCTCGCACATCGTCGCGGCGCAGTTCGCCGCCGAGCCGCCGATCCTGCTCGACGAGAACAGCATGCTGACGGCGGCCGATATCGTGCCGAATGCGGCGCTGCACGGCGGCATGAGCGAGCAGGGCAAGCGGCTCGTCGAAGTGCTGGAGCGCAAGCAGCAGCCGGTGCTGTCTCTGCAATTGTCGGAGCAGCGCCGCAATGCGATCCGCAACGCCTTCCTGTTCTCGGTGCTGCAGCTCCTCAACCGGCCGCAGATGACCGCCACCGAGTTCAACGGCTTCTCGCAGCAGCAGCTCGAGCAAGCCGCGCCGAACCTCGTGAACATCCAGACCGGCGGGCTGACGCCGTTCATCCAGCGCCGCTATCAGATTTTGTCGCGCGCCGGACAGTTGCCGCCGGCGCCGCCGGAGCTCAACGGCCAGCGGATCGACATCGACTACGTCTCGCCGCTCGCCAAGGCGCAGAAGATCGGCAGCGCGCGCTCGGCGCTGTCGTTTGCGCAGTCGGTGATCGGGCTGTCGGAAGCCTTCCCGGAGGCGCGCGACAACGTCGATATCGACGAAGTGGTGCGGCTGATGCACGACGGCATGACCGATAATCCGGCGCTGATCCGCGATCCGCGCGCCGTGGCCCAGGCGCGCGAGGCGCGCGGGCAGCAGCAGCGGGCGATGATGCAGATGCAGCTCGCCGAACAGGCGGGCGGGGTAATGGCGGACGTCGCCCATGCGCGGCAGGCCGCGACGCTTGCGGACGGGCGGGGCGGCAAATGAGGGACGCGCTGATCCGCCTGATGGCGCAACGCTGGCCGCGAGCGGCTGGCCGTCTCTCCGTCCTGCGCGAATGGTCGGCGGTTGGCGAGCTGACGCACGTCCTCGCGGATATCGCGCTGCGCGGCGGCGTCTACAGCCAGCCCGCCCGCATCCCTGGCGACGTGTTCGGCGACGGCATCAACGAGGGCCGGCGCCAGCTCGCGATCGAGCTGATCGAACAGGCCAACGTTCCATTCGAGAAGATCTACGCGCTGCTTGAAAAGGCTGCACCCACCACCAGCGAGAGGACTACGCGATGACCGACGAACCGAACAATCCACCGCCGACCGGCGGCGAGACGTCTCCGCCCGCCGGCGGCGACGTGGCGTGGTACGCCAAGCCCGAACTCGGCCTGTCCGACGAGGCGGCGCTGTTCGCCAAGGGCCACAACTTCACCGATCTCAACGCCGCGCTGAAATACGGCGCAGAAGCCGAGGCGATGGCGCGCTCGCGCAACGTGATCGAGAAGCCGGACCCGGCCAACTTGTCGGGCTGGAAGGGCTGGTCCGAACTCGGCTGGACCGAGAAGGTCGAGGACTACAAGGTCGAGCCGTCGAAGGAGCTGAAGAACTTCAACGCCGACCCGACGCTGCTCGACGGCTTCAAGAAGCTGGCGCACGAGCACCGCGTTCCGCTGTCGGCCGCGAACGGCATCTACAACGGCGTGGCGCAGATGATGAGCCAGCGCATCGCCGATGCCGAGGCGCAGGCGCGGACCGAACAGGAAGCCGCCGCCAAGGCTGCGAGCGAAGCGCTGCGCAGTGAATGGGGTAGTTCCTACGATACCAACCTCGAACTGGCGAAGCGCGCGGCGCGCGGCGTCGGCCTGTCCGAAGCCGCATCGACGGCGCTGGAAAAGGCGCTGGCGGGTCCCGACGGCAAGGGCGGCTCGGTCGAGCTGCTGAAGCTGTTCCACGGCCTCGGCAAGCGGATGGGCGAAGCGCCGCTGGTCGGCGACGGCGCCGAAGGCGGTCGCTCGGCGATGACGCCCGGCGAGGCGCGGCTCGAACGCCTGGCGCTGGAGAAGGACCCCGAATTCATCAAGGTCCTCAACAACCCGCGCGACCCGCTGCACGCCGACTACACGGCCAAGCGCCAGCGCCTGATCAAGCTCGAAGCCGGCAATGCCGGGTAGCAAGGGAGACCGATGATGGTCGACGACACGAACCAGACCCCCGACCCGGACGCCGCCGCCAAGTTGAAGGCCGCGGAGGAAGAAGCTGCGAAGCTGAAGGCCGCGGAGGAAGAAGCCGCCAAGTTGAAGGCCGCTGAAGAAGAAGCCCGGATTGAGGCGAAGGCGCGCGAGCTGGTGGCGAAGCAGGAAGCCGAGCGCGCCGCCGCCGCGCAGGCCGCGGCCGACAAGCGCCGCAAGGCGCGCGAGGCCCGCATCGCGCGGCGCGGCCCGGAGGACGCGCAGGCGTTCGCCAAGGAGCGTGTTCGCTCGCTGAGCGAGGCGGTCCATCGGGCGGTGCCCTACGAGGCGCGCCAGCACGGCTGGATGGCGATCCCGCCGGAGCATCCGCTGAACGAGCAGGAGCACGACGTTCCGGATGCGGTGTTCCGGGTGCTCGGTCGCGACTGGCTGCTGCGGTTCGCCGACGGCCGGCTGGTCGAGATCATCAGGGCGACGCCGCGGATGGACCCGTCCGACTACATCGAATTCGCCTGATTTCCTCCGCCGCGCCCGGTTGACGGGCGCGGCGCTCGCTTAGCGTTGCGTCGTGTCAGGGGGAGGGCGGCCGCACCGGCCGCCGCTTGAGCCCGCGTCTCGCTTCTCCCCGGCGAGCCCGGCTGCTGGCGGGAAAGTCCCGTCGCCGATCGCAGGCGCAAAACGATAGGCAGGCCCGCTGATCCTTCAGCCGCGTCCTGGCCGAAACAAACCCGTCCCGTTGTTTCGACCGGAGATGAGACCCATGGGTCCGATCACTGACGAATATAAGCTCACTTACGCGGCCAACGTCGCGCTCGTGGTGCAGCAGACCGACAGCCGTTTCGAGGACACCTTCACCTATCGCCCCGGCCTCAAGGGCCGGCAGATGCAGCTCCTCGATCTGATCGGCAAGACCGACATCATCGTCGACGGCGCTCGCGGCGGCGACACCCCGAACATCGACAACCAGACCGAGCCGGTGTGGATCCGCCCCCGCCAGACCGAGTGGGGCAAGATCATCGAGAAGGAAGACTGGATCAAGGCGCTCACGGACTACCAGAGCGAATATGTCCAGTCCGCCGGCGCGGCGATGAAGCGTGGTCCCGACAAGGCGATCTACATCCCGGCGCTGTTCGGCCCGCGGGTGATCGGCGCGGACGGCGGTGCTACCGCCGCGTGGGCGGGTTCGACGGTCGCGAAGGAAGTCGGCTCGTCCGACGGCGCAACCGACACCGGCATGAACGTCAAGAAGCTGGTACGCGGCATCCGCCTGTTGCAGGCCGCCGACGTCGACATCGACACCGAACAACTGTTCGCGCCGATGAACGCGCAGCAAATCGAAGATCTGTACAACGACATCACCTACGTCAACAAAGATTACCGCTCCAAGGCGGTGCTCGAAGAGAAGCAGGTCCGGGAAATCCTCAACGTCAAGATCATCCCGACCGAGAACATGCCGGACTACGACAGCACGCACTACACCTCGGCGCTGTACTGCAAGTCCGGCATGCACTGGGGTGAGTTCTCGCCGCTCGATATCAACATCGGGCCGGCTGTCGGCAAGAAGTTCCGGCCGCAGATCTACATGGAGCGCTGGCTCGGGGCGACCCGGTCGGAAGACGCCAAGGTCGTGAAGATCGTCACCAAGAAGTAGCACGGCGCCGCCCGCTTCGCGCGGGCGGTGTCCGCCCCCGGATCAAGCCAATGGAGACACAGCATGGCTGTCAAGACGTACTATGGCGACGGCTACAAGGACCCGTCGTCGGTGCTCGCGGTCAACGCCATCAAGGCGGAAGCGACCGTCAAGAACATCTACTCGAAGTTCATCTTCGCCAGCGGCGACAGCTCGACCACGACGCTGTTCGTCGGCCAGGTGCCGTCGAATGCGCGGCTGCTGCGCTCGTCGACCCTCAAAACATGGGGCGTCGCCGGCCTTACCTCGTTCTCGCTGGGGTTTGGCAAGAACGGTGCCGTGGTGAACAGCAAGGGTGCGGCGCTGATGAGCGCGGTCGATATCGCTTCGGCCGCCTCGAAGGACCCGCTCGCGGCGCTGACGGCCGGCGACATCGGCAAGTTCGCCTGGCAGCTCGCCGGCTACAGCGCCGATCCGGGCGGCATGCTCGACATCATCGGCACGACCGGCGCCGACACCAGCGGCGCCGGCACCATCGAATTCGAGATCAACTACGCGAAGTGAAGAACCGCGCCGCGGCGTGAGCTGCGTTGCGTCCGGCGGTCCCCGGAAATTGCGCCGGGGCCGCCATCCCTCTGACCGGACCCTGCCATGAGCGACCGCGCCCGCACCGAAGCCGACATCGCCTCGATCGCGCTCGATCATATCGGCGAGGACCCGATTTCCAGCCTCGACGACGGCTCGGCCCGCGCCGTCACCTGCCGCATTCATTTTGGCTCCGTCCGCGACGACGTGCTGCGCGAGCACTGGTGGAATTTCGCCAAGGCGTGGGTGCGGCCGTCGCAGGACCCGGTGCCGTCCGAAGGCCCGCTCAAGAACCGCTTTCCGCTCCCGGCCGACTGCGTCGCAGTGCGCTTCGTCAAGGATCTCGGCGCCGACGAATGGGAGCTGGAAAGCTCGTATCGGCCGGGCTCCAGCGAGATCGAGGCGCAAGTTCTGGTGTGCAATTCGGCCGAGCCGTTGGTCTGCTATACCCGCCGCGTTACGAACGTGTCGCTGTGGGATGCTGAATTCTGCACCGCCTTCGCGTTGAAGCTGGCAGCTAAAATCGCGGCGCCGCTGGCACGCAGCTTCTCGCTTGCGTCCCAGCTCGACGCCCGCGGCGACGTCAAGGTTGGTGGCGCGCAGCGGCGCAATGCTCGCGAGAAAGCCGGATCGACGATCTCGCGCGACGTCTCGTGGATCAGGGCGCGCTTCGTTCGCGGGTGGGGCCGATGAAGGCTTCCGGCCTGGTCGAGCGCAACACCTTCGTCTCCGGCGAAATCTCGCCGGAACTACGCGAGCGACCGGATCTGGCAAAGCACCAGACCGGGCTGGCGGCTTGCGAGAATTTCATCACACTGTTGGAAGGCGGCATCACGCGGCGGCCTGGAACGTCTTTCGTCATCCCCCACAAGGCGGAGGATGAGCTGTGCGCCTTCGTGCCGTTCCGATATTCCGGCGCCGACAGCTACATGCTGGTGTTCAACGGCGGGGTGATGCGGATCGTCTACAATGGCGGCGTGGTGCCGTCGGTCGCCGATCCCTACGAGCTGGAAATCCCATATCTGTCGGACGATCTCGCCAGCCTGCGTTATGCTTCCTATGGCAATGTGATCTATCTCGACTGCGATGGCTATCCGCCGATGCTGCTCACGCGGCGGGCTCATCTCGATTGGACGATCTCGCGCTACGACCCGGACGGCGGCCCGGTGGCGGATCAGAATATCGATCAGTCCAAAACGGTGCAGTCATCCTACGTCGTCGGCAATGTGACGCTGACGGCCAATGATGCGCGGTTCCGGCCAGAGGATGTTGGACTGATCTGGCGTCTCGACGAAAGTGACCTGTCGATGACGCCGCTTTGGAACGCCAATGAGAGCGTTCCGATCAATGTGATCCGGCGCAACGCCGGCAACGTCTACCAAGCGCTCAACGCGGCGTCGGCCGGCATCAATGCTCCGGTGCATACCGAGGGAGATGTGTCCGCCGGGTCCGACAAGGTGACGTGGCGCTACCTGCATTCCGGCTACGGGCTGGTGCGGATCACCGGCTACACCAGTCCGACGTCTGTGTCCGCGACTGTGCTGAATTATGTGCCGGCCAGCGTTTACAACAAGCCGACGTTTCGCTGGTGGCGCGGTGCTTGGAACGAGATCGACGGCTACCCGAAGATCGTTCGCGCTAACAACACCCGTCTGCTGCACATCCGCAACGACGAGTTATGGCTGTCGCAGCCGCAGGCGTTCAATTCGATGCAGGAAATGCCCGGCTCCGATGACAGCGCATTGCACTTCGCCATTACCTCTCCGGATGGGGCCAGCGTCGAGATCGTGTGGGCGGCGTTCATGGGTGCGCTGGTGCTTGGCACCCGCGACGGCGAGTGGATCGTGCGAGGCTCCAACCTAACCGATCCGCTGACGATCGACACTGTGCGGCCGTCGCCGGAAACCGCCGAGGGTTCGGCGCCGCACATTCCGGTCATCACTCCGGAAGGCGTTGTGTTTATCGGCCGGTCACGCCGCCGGCTGCACCTCGCGCGTCTGGACAAGCTCGGCGAGACGTTGTCGCTGTCGGAACTAACCAAGACGGCGCGCCACATCCTCCGCGGCCGCGCGCGGGCGCTGGCCTATCAGCGCGACCCTCACCGCGTACTGTGGATCGGCTGCGAGGACGGCAAGCTGATCGCCGTCACCTTGCTGCCATCGGATGAAGTGGTGGGGTGGCACCGTCACCCGATGCGAAACGGCTATGTCGAAGCGCTGATGTCTGTGCCGACCTCGGACGAGGCCAGGAGCGACGTTTATCTGAGCGTCCGACGGACGATCAACGGCCGGACGCGGCGCTACATCGAGCGCCTGGCCGATTTCTTCGACCCGCGAGATCAGGATATTCCGACAGCAGAAGGCGCGCGTTTCGTTGACAGCGCCGTTGCCTATAGCGGGGTTCCGGCGGTCAGCTTGCTCGGGCTCGATCACCTCGAAGGCCAGACCGTAACCGTATTTGCCGACGGCGCGCAGCAGGCCAGCCGCGTAGTGCGGGCTGGCGGCATCACGTTGGAACGCGAGGCCTCCGATATTGTGGTTGGCCTGCCGATCGTAGCTCGCGCGCGGCTTCTGCCGCAGGACCTGAAGACGTCGGCCGGATCGAGCCGGGGCCAGATGAAGCGGTCGTCTCACGCGCTGGTACACGTGCTCAACAGCGCCGGCGGTACGGTTTCGTGCAACGACGGTGAGCCCGAGCCGATCTTCGAAACCGGCTCGCTCGACTACGGGGCGCCGCTGTCGCTGTTCAGTGGCGGCAAGCGTGTCACCATGCGGGCTCCAATCCGGCCGGAGGCGACACTCGAACTGGTTTGCGACAACGCGCTGCCGTTCACGCTGCTCGGCCTGTCGCCCGACCTGTCGGTGATGGAGGATTAGCCGTGTGCGACGTCTCCTCACTCGCTAGCGCTGCCGGCATCGGATCGCAGGTGTTCGGCGCCGCGACCGCCTATCAGGGCCGGCAGACGCAGGTAGCGGCAGCGGAGCTAAAGGGACAGGCGGCCGACTTCGCCGCCGGTCGGCAGATGCGCTCGGCGGCGATGTCGGCGGACGCCGAGACGGTGCGGGCGGAGCAGGCCGGCATCAATGCCGATCTACTCGCCCGGCAGGTCGACCTGTCGCGCCTCGCGACTGATACGATCTATGCCAAGGGCGTTTTCGACGAAAACAACTTCCGCGACAAGCTGGCGCGTGTTGAAGCGAAACAGAAGGCCGGGCTCGGCGCCCGCAATATCGACGTCTCGACCGGATCGCCACTACTGCTCGCCGGTTTCACCGCCGCGCAGGGGGAGGTCGACGCGCGGCTAATCCGCGCCAACGCCCACAAAGACGCCGCCGACAGCATGATAACCACGGCGTCGATCGCCGCCAACGAAGCCGGGATGCGCAGCGCCAAGCTGACGGCGCTGATGCGGGCGAACCAGTATCTCACTGCGGGCATCGATGCTGGCGAGGCCGGTGTGTTTTCGATCCGCGCTGCGGCGCTGGAAGGGGAGGCCGCACAGATATCGGCAATGTCTGAGCTGGTGACGGGGGCGACCGGCATCTGGAAAGGGCTGCAATCCGCCAAGGGATCGTTCTCCTCTGGCTCGTTCGGAAGCGGCTGGTACGGCACCTCGGGCGGCACCGGCGGCGGGCTTGGAGGAGTGTACTGATGGTGGTCCCGATCTATATCTCGACGGGCGAGCCGTCCGCGACGCCGCCGCGCGCGCTGGGTCTTCAGGCGTTGCCGGATCAGCCCGGCGGCCAGATCCTCGCCGCGTCTTCGGATCGGCTCGCCGCAGCGATGGGGAGCGAAGCGGGTGCGCTGTCGCGGGTCGGCGAGGCGCAGGCCGGGCTCGGCCGTGCCGAGCAGCAGGCCGGCGGCGCGATGGTGGCATTCTCTGTCGCGCTGACGAATGCCAAGAATGAAGCTGTCGCGGCCAACGCGCACACCGACTACCTGACGCGGCTGCAGAGCGCGCAGCAGAAATGGGAAAACTCTCAAGACTATCTCAATGCGTCGAGCGGCTTCGCGCAGGATCGCCAGCAGGCCGAGACCGACGCGCTCGAACAGATCACCGATCCGGAGATCCGCGCCAAGACGCAGCTTCAGATGCGCCGCGTCGGCCTGACGGCGCAATCAGCCGTCGACCGCACGTCGCTGTCGCGGATGGTCGATGCCCAGCGCAGCGGGCTCGACGTCAAAACCGACGAATATACCACGCTCGCCGCCATTGCGCCTTCGCCGGTCGAGCAGCAAGCGTATCTGAAGAACCTCAACGAAGAGATCGACCGCAACGCCGCTACCGGCGTGATCAGTCAGGCCGACGCCGTCAAGCGCAAGCTGACTGCGGCCTCGACGATCGACTACGTCCGCGCCCGCAGCGCGATCATGAGCAACCCGGACGGGGCCGCCGCGGCGCTGGCCGATCCCGAGCAATTCCCCGGGCTCGGCGCGGTGCAGCGTCAGCAACTGATCGAACAGGCCCATGCTCAGCGCGACGGGCTGATCACCCGCGACCTGACGCGATCGGCCGCGACCGGCAACGGCGCCGGCGCCATCGCGACCGTCGGCATAGTCCAGAACCCGGCGCAGATGTCGCTGATCTTCGATCGCGGCATTCTGGCGATCGAGACCGCGGGCGATCCGGCCTCGATCAGCCCGAAGGGCGCCGCCGGCCTCGCCCAGATCATGCCGGGCACCGCGCGCGATCTGCTGCGCGCCCGTGGCCGCGACGATCTGGCTGCGCTCGACGATGCGGCGCTGACCGCGAAGCTGACCGAGAACGGCAGCCGCTTGTCGGTCGAGCTGGGCCGCGACTACTGGATGCAGATGGGACGGCGCTATGCCGGCGACGTGCCGGTGATGGCGGCGGCCTACAATGCCGGCCCCGGCAACGCCGACCGCTGGCTGCAGGCGGCGAACGAGAAGTTCGGCCCGCATTTCACCGCCGAGCAGTTCGCCAGCGTGATCGACTACAAGGAAACCCGCGACTATGTCGGGCGGCTCTACACAACGCTCGGCGCACCGATGAACGCCGCCGGCCTGTCGCCGAGCGCGCGCTACCAGGCGTCCGGCGCCGTCGGGGCCGCGGTCGCGCAGGAAGATGCGGCGCGCCGGCAGATGTACAAGGCCGACGCCGCGTCCTCGCGCGATGCCGCCGACTTCGGCGAAATGTTCCGGCAGGGGCAGACCCCGGACCCGGTCGCCTACGGCTCGGCGCTGCACCGGAACACGCTGGCGGCGCAGGCCGGCGACAGCTCGGCCGCCGAATGGCTGACCAAGACGCAGTTTCAAGAGCGGATGGCGCCGGTGCGTGACGCCGGCTACCGGATGCCGCCGGCCCAGCTCGCCGACACCGTCGCGCGGATCGAGGCCGACCAGCGCTCGCGCCCGGTGACGCAGGACGAAATCGACCGCCTCGGCGTGCTCAAGGAGACGCTGGCGGATGTCGGGAAGCGGGCCTCGAACGATCCTGTCGGCCTCGCCGAGCGCGCCAAGCTGATCGGCATGCCGGTGACGGTCGATCCGCAGGCGCGGGCGGACGACCCGGCCTTCGCGGCGTCGCTGGTGGCGCGGTCGGCCCATGCGCAGACCGCGCAGGCCTACTATCAGGGCGAGTTCAAGGTACTCAAGCCGGCCGAGGAAGCGGCGTTCCGCAATCGCTGGGCATCGGCCTCAGCCGATGACAAGGCGGCGCTGCTGCGCACTGCCGGCGCCTCGCTGCCGCCGCCGGCGTTCCGCGCCTTCATCGGGCAGGTGGCGGGCGACGACAACAAATCGGCGATGCCGGTGCTGACGCTGGCGGCCGGGCTGCACGCCGCCGATCCGACGCTCGGCGCCAGCCTGCTCGAAGGCATCAAGGCGCAGAAGACGGACGATCGCTATGTGCCGGACAGCGGCGCCAACAAGCTGCTGTGGCAGAAGCGCAAGGACGAGCTGCTGCCGGCCGCGGCGTTCAACCGCGCCGCGCGCACCGATCCGGAAGGCCCGCTGGCAGCGATGAGCGCCGCGATCGACGCGCGCTACGCGTTCCTCTCCGCGCAGGCCAACGATACCAGCGGATCAATCAATTCGGCGCGCATTAAGCAGGCGGCCGAAGACGTCACCGGCGGCGTGCTCGCGCACAACGGCGCGCCGGTGCTGGCGCCGTGGCGCGGCGCCAGCCAGCGCGATCTCGACGCGACGCTGACGGGCCTGACCGACGCAGACTTGGCCGACGCGCGCACCACGGGCGGCAAGCCGATCGGCGCCGACTACGTCCGCTCCCAGGCGAAGCTGACGGCGTTCGGAGACGGCCGCTATCTGGTTCAGGTGAACCGCAACGACGACGCGCCGCAATACGCCGCGACCGCCGCCGGCAGGCCGTTCGTGCTCGATCTACGCAACCGGGCGCGCGGCGCGCCGCCGGCGGTCGATCCGTTCAACAACGGAATGCCGCTGCCATGAGCCTCGATCTGTTCGGCGGAACGCAGGATGCGGTGCTGGCCGACGCTTCCCGGCATTTGGCGGCCGATCTGCCGGCAGGTTTCGGCGAGACGCTGGATATCGCCTGGCGCCGCGCCTCGGAATGGAACAGCGCGCTCGCCGAGAGCAACGCGCGGGAGCGCGCGCTGGCGAGCTATTACGACGACGTCAAGGCGCGCGCCGGGGTGCAGCTCCCGCTGTACGGCCTAGGCGGCGCGGTGACGCTGGACGATCTCAACAAGAAGATCGGCGAGATCGCCGACAAGGACCCGGAGGGCGGCTGGCTGCCGCTGTCGGAAGACGATATTGCGACCATGACGCGGCGGCGGATGGCTGCCGCCCATGACGACGCCAAGGCGCTCGACAAACGCGAGACGACGTGGGGCGGCACCGCCGGCACCGTGCTCGGAACGCTGTGGGGCGGCATCGCCGACCCGGTGACGCTGGCGACGCTTCCGCTCGGGCTCGGCGAGGCGGGCATCCTGCTGCGCGCCGCCGAATTCGCCGGGCTCGCCGCCGGCACCGAGGCGATCAACGCGGCGTCGTCGTTTCAGGCGCGCGAGGCGGCGGTGCCCGGATCGTCGCGCGAGATCCCCGGCGAGATCGCCGGCGCCGCCGCGATGGGCGGCGCGATCGGCGGCGCCTTCGGCGCGCTGGGCAAGCTGCTCGGCGCCGGCCGCCGGCCGCTGCTGACCGAGGCGCGCGACGATCTGAACGTCGCGACGTCGGAAGCCCAGCTCGCTGCCGGCAACCCGTTCCCGACAGTAGCAGGCGAGGCGGCACACCGCGACGCTGTCAGCGAAGCGCTGACGGCGCTGGCCAAGGGCGAGCGCGTGACGGCCGGCGACGCCTTCCCGGCAGCGCATGTCGGCGATCTGGCGACGGCGTCCGGCGCGCGGACGATCGACGACCTGGCGCTGGCCGCCGAGCGCGACTATCGCCCGCTTAGTCACGCCGACATGCCCGACGTCGAGCGGTTCGATGCGATGCCGCAGGCTGGCGAAGATGCGGCGAGCTATTGGGAGCGTCGGCTTGCGGAGGCTTCGCCGGAAGAACGCGCGGCGATGGGGGCGACGGATGCGGCTCCGTTTCCGGTCGCGCCGCGCGCTATCCGCGAGCGGGTTTCTATCGGGCCTTCAAGTTTCGAGACGACGCCGCTGCTCGGCAAGACGGTCTGGCACGAAACATCGCCGGATGCCGCGGCAAAGTTGTTTGCCGAAGATGCGACAAACTATGTCGATGGCGTTTGGACGTCGAACATTTTCGTAGCCGACAACAAGGACATCGCGATCGGTCAAGGTGGTTCGGGCGTCAAGATCGAGTTTTCGGGCAACCTCGTTTCCGCGATCGAGCATCGCAAACCAGGCACCGGCGATCTGACGGGGCGGGAATATCGCGTCAATGCGATTGCGAGCGGTGCGATCAACGCAATCGAGTTGCAGCCCGGTGTGAAACTGCCGCTGAAGCCGTCGATGCGCTCCCGTTTCGATGCAGAGTTCATCCGTGCTGATCTGCCGGATGGTTCGGTGCGCTACGAGCGAAAGAGTGCGCCAGCGCCTACGCCTGCCGCTGACGCTGCGGCGCGCGGTGCCGTCGATGCCGCGTTCGATACGACGCGGGAATTCTGGCACGGGACCACGCGCGGCAAGTTCACCGAATTCAGGGATAGCGCGCAGAGTAACGACGTGCTCGGGCCGGCGGTCTATCTCAGCGCGAGCAAGTCGGGCGCCGAATTCTATGGCCCCGGTCGCGGCGGCGAATTGCTCGGGCCGTGGCATGTCCGCGGCAACATCGTGACGCCGGAGACGATGGTCCGGCTGAATTCGGACGGGTCCGGCCCGATGGCGCCGGCCGGCATCTTGCTCGGAAAGCTCAAGCACGCCCTGACCGATGCCCGCATGCGCGAGCCGTGGGGCCGTGACATGAGTGGCGCTGAATACGCCCGCGAGTTTTGGAAGCGTCGCGGCGTCGACGGCTACAGTGCGTCTGGCGGCGCCGAAGTGGCGATCTACGACCCGAATAACATCCGGGCCGGCTTCCGGCTCGAACCTGACACGGTGCCGCAACAGCCGCGGGTCGGTGCGCCCGCTGCCCGCGACCTATCGCCCGAGGAGGTCGCGAAGCTGGCCGCCGATCCGGAGACCGAAAGTGCGGTGCTACGCGATCTCGACCGCTTCCGGGTGTCGCGTCCGGATGCCGTCTATACCGAAGCCGTGCGGCTCGACGACGGCAGCTATCGGTTAGACGCCCGGCCGCTCGAACAGGTGATGGACGAGCTCGATGCGATCGACGGGCTCGGCAAGGAATTGCAGGCCTGCGCGACCGGGCTGATGGCAGCGGAGTAATCGGATGAGCATCAAGGATTGCCTCGCCAAAATCGTCAAACAGGGGCGGGCCACAAAGGAGCAAGCGGCGGCGGCAGAGGCGTTGTGGCGGCGGTATCAGGGCAAATTCTCGCTCGACATGCCGCCGGCCCGCGCCGATGCGGCGGCGGCATTGCAGGCGGCGCGCGAGATGATGGCGCAGAGCCGGCAAAAGAAGAACGCGGTTGCGTTGCAGGTGAAGCGCCAGACCGACGCCGAGCGGCTGCAAATGGAACATCCGTTCGGGCCGGCGGCCGGCGCGATGGCGGTGCTGACGCGGGACATCTACCGGCAGGGCGGCGGTAATGTCGACACCCGGGCGCAGGCGCTTCGCGAGATGCTGTTCTCGAAGTTCAACGCCGGTATGGAAGCTTACAAATCATCGTTTGCCGGGTTGAAACAGAACACTGCCGGCATCCGCAACATGGTGTCGGAACTGTTCGGCGTGTCGACCGGTGATCCGGTCGCCAAGGCCGCGGCCGAAGGCTGGACGGCGGCAACCGATTGGGGCGTCAAGTACGTGCAGAGCGCCGGCAAGATCTTCGAGGAGATGGAGAACTGGCGGCTCCCGCAGTTTTGGAGCGCCGACCGTGTCCGCCGCTTCGGCATGGGCGAGGAATTCCGCCGCGATCTGCAGAACGCGGTCGAGCGCGGCGGGCTGAAAGTCTTCGACAAAGAGCGGCTCGAATTCGCAACCAGCCCGGACCGCATAGGCGCGCTGCTCGACAAGGCGGTGCGAGACGTCATCACCGAGGCCGGCTCGGCGCCGGCGTTCTCCAAGGAGATGCGGACGTTCCACTTTCAGGCCGGCACCGAGGGCCGCGACGCCTTCATGGCGCTACAGGACAAATACGGGCAGGGGCAGGACATCCTATCGACGCTGTCCGGCCACCTCGGCGCGATGGCGCGCGAAGCGGCTCTGGTCGACGTGCTGGGGCCGCAGCACGCCGCGACCGTGGCGATGCTGACGAAGAATGCGCGGCAGTGGGAAGCGCTCGGCAAGCCCGGCCAATCCGGGCTGCGGCCGGCGCGAATGCTGGGCATGGAAAGCGCGGGCGCGATCGAGCGCACCTATGCGGTGCTGAACGGCCGCGCCAACGGCGTCGACAATCAGTTCTGGGGCAGCGTGCTAGGCTCGGCGCGGTCGCTGATGGCGGCTTCCTCGCTCGGCTCCGCCGTGGTGCCGGCGACGATCGGCGACAGCCTGACCACTCTGCTGGCGGCGCGCTACAACGGCATGGACGGCGGCGCGGTGCTGAAACGCGCGGTTGAAGCGATCTTCGCCGAGAACCCGAAGATGCAGGAGGATGCCGCCCGGCTGCTGATCACCGGCCATGCCGTCAGCGATCATGCGGTGTCGACGGTGCGCTACGCCGACCAGCTCGCCACCCCGGAGCTGATGCGCAAGACCACGGATTTCGTCATCCGCGCCTCGGGGCTGACGGCCTGGACCGAAGGCGTCAAGAAGGCCTTCACGATGGAAATGCTGGGCTTCATCGCCCGGCAGTCCGATCGCGGCTACGCCGATCTGGAGCCTGCGTTCCGAGGCCTGCTCGACCGCGCAAGGATCAGTGCCGCCGAATGGGATCATCTGCGGGCGCTGCCGCCGTTCGAGATCAAGGGCGCGACGTTCTTCGACAGCAGCCGGGCGACGTCGGACGAAGCGGTGCGCAAGCTGTACGAAGCCGTCCTCGAGGAAAGAGCGCTGGCGGTGCTGGAGCCGGACGCTCGTGTGCGTGGCGTCACCACGCAGGGCTCGCGATCCGGCACCTTCCTCGGCGAGGTGTCGCGCTCGCTGACGATGTTCCAAAGCTTCTCGATGACGATGATCGCCACCCACATGCACGCGCTGGCGATCCGCGACGGCGTCGCCGGCAACCGGGCCATGAACAACGCGCTGTTCTACATTTCGCACATCCTCGCCGGCGCCGCGATCGTACAGGCCCGGCAGATCCTTCAGGGGCGCGACCCGGTCGACATGAGCAATCCGAAATTCTGGTGGCAGGCATCGACACAGGGTGGCGGGCTCGGTTTCTACGGCGACCTGATCGGCGGCGTTACCGGCGCGGCCGACCGCTCGATCACCGGAAAGTTCTCCGGACCGCTCGGCGGCATTATCGACGACGCCGGACGGTTCGGGGCCGCGCTGGCGAAGGGCAGCGAGGGCGCGATCGGGCAAGGCATCCAACTCGCCAGGCACCTCACGCCGGGGCAGAACCTTTGGTTTTCGCGGCTCGCGACAGACCGGCTGCTGTTCGACCAGCTCCAGCGCGCGATCGACCCGAACTACGCGCAAAGTTTCGCCCGCCGAGAGGCGCGGGCGATGAAAGAATATCGGCAGGAGTATTGGTTCCGACAGGGCGAGCTGGCGCCGCAGCGCGCGCCCAGCTTCGCCGCCGCGATTGGCCAGCGCTGACGGCCGGTTGACGGCGGCCGGCGGACCGTAAGGTCTGCCGCGGAGCAGGGCCGATGACCGTCAACACCGAACGCTGCTACAGCGAATTGATCTGGACCGGCGGGCAGACCTCGTTCGCTGCCGGCTTCGTTGCCAACGATGCGCTGCACGTCGCGGCGCGCTATCGCAACGCCGCGGGCGTCGTCTCCGATCTCGTCCGCGACACCCAGATCAAGATCCTGCGCGACCCGATCACGGGCGCGATTTCGGCTGTGCCGCTGGCGATGCCGGCGGCGCCCGGCAGGGTGATCCTGTCGCGCCACACCCCCGCGCAGCAGGACACCGACTTCGCGAACCTCAAATCATTCAATCCCAGCATTCACACGCGCCTGCACGACGCCGCCGCGATGCGCTCGGCGGAAGCAAGGCGGGACCATCCAGTAACGGTCGATCTGCCCGAAGGCGAGACCGGGCGGATCGACTACGGTTCGGCTCTCAATGTGGCCGGCGCCGCCCCGCGCGGCCCGCGCGATTTCATCACCATGGCGTGGGCTGCCGCGAACCTCGGCATCGACAATCTGCAGGCGCTGTTCGACGGAGCAGCTGCGACGCTGTCCGGAATGATCGCCTCGGCGCAGAGCGGCTTCAACGCTACCTTGGCGGCGTGTCAGGCGCTGATTTCGGACGCGACCGCGTCGTTCGGCGCCCAGATCACGGGGCTACAGGATCAGTTTCAGACCTACATGGATGGCGCCTCCGCCGCGCTGGCAACCGCCGCGGCCTCGGCGACGGCCGCGCAGGTGCAGGCAACGGCCGCGACGGCTTCCGCCGCCACGGCGCAGGCATGGGCCGAAAGCCCGACTGACGTGATCGCCGGTCATCCTTCCGCCAAGAGCTGGGCCGGCACCGCGCAAGCCTTCGCAACCGCGGCTGCCAATTGGGGGCAGGCGCTGGCGAACACTGACTACGGCGATTTCAGCGCGGATGACGGCACCGGGCCGTCCGACTATGGGGATTTCTCATGAGCGGCCACGTTCTCAGGATCAGGCGCGACACCACGGCTGTGCTCGGCACGCGCACGCCGGCGCTCGGCGAGCCGTTCATGAACACGACCACAGGTGATCTCGGGCTCGGCACCGGCGCCAATATCGGGACCGACCCGGCGATCCTGCTCTCGAAGCAGACCCACATCCACAACGCCAGCGTGATCGACGTCACCGCCGCCGGGCTGATGCAGAAAGCCAAGGTCGACGCGGCGCTGCTGGCGCTGTTCGGCCTGTGCCCGAAGATCCTCTCGCGCGTCACCACGGCGCCGCCGGCGACGCCGTCGGTCGGCGACAGCTACATCGTCCCGACGGGCGCCAGCGACGCCTGGAACGGGCAAACCAACAAGATCGCGACCTGTTCGGCACCGTCGCCGTCCGTGGCGTGGGCGTTCACCGCACCGGCCGCCGGGCAATACGTGATCAGTGATGAGGATCAGAAGCTATTTCGCTACACCGGCAGCGCCTGGAAACCGGCCGGCACCACATCGTTTCTGCAATCGTCGGTGACACCGACGCAGATCGTCGCCAATACCAACAACTACGCGCCGGCCGGCGCCGACACCGCGCAGGTGCTGCGGATCTCCGCCGACACAGCACGCGACCTCACCGGCATCGCATCCGGGGTCGACGGCCGTCTGCTGGTGCTGCAGATGCTGTCGGGCTCCGGCACGATCACGCTGAAAGACGAAAGCGATTCGTCGAGCGCGGCGAACCGCTTCTCGTTCGGCAGCGATATCAAGCTGAAGGCGATGGAGCAGGTGCGGCTGCGCTACGACGGTACGTTGTCGCGCTGGGTGCTGATGTCGCGCAGCTATGTGGTGCTGACCGATCTGCCGCAGGACATCGCCTTCTCGGGCGTGGTAACGGCCGCGCCCGCGGCGAGCCAGAACGACTATGCGCCGCCCGGCGGCGGAGCGGCATCGACCTTCCTTCTCTCGCCGACGACAGTGCTGGACATTACCGGCCTGGCTGGCGGGCGCCTCGGCCGCGAGATCGTGATCGTCAACATGGCTGCGGCGACGCTGACGCTGAAAGACGCCTCGGCGTCGTCGGCCGCGGCGAACCGCTTCTCGTTCGGCGCCGACGTGCCGCTGTCGCAATACCAGAGCGCGACGCTGCGCTACGACAGCGGTGTCTCGCGCTGGCTGCTGATCGCCTCGACCGCGGGCGCCGCCGTCGCCGACGGCGCGGTCAGCCCAGCCAAGCTGTCGTCGGATGCGACCGGCCTGCGCGCCAAGATCATGGGCGCCTCGATCGCGGCGGCCGCGCCGCTGGTGCTGGCACTGAACCCATTCCATCGCCTGGCGCAGAAAAACGGCACCGCCGTCGTCGGCAATATCGGCGCGACCGCCGGAGTAGAGGCCTACATCACCGACGGATGGAAAGTACGCGCTAAGGGCAGCCTGCGCGTGTCTGGCCAGGGGCTTGCGATGGCTGGTCTCGCCGGATTTGTCGGCGGCACGCAGATCACTGTGACCACCACTCAAAGTTCACTCGGGAGCGGCGACTATCTGCAGTTGCGGCAGTCGATCGAGGGACGTAATTGTGCGCAGCTCGGTTTCGGCGCAGTCGGCGCTAATCCGCTGTCGCTGGCGCTGTACTTGCTATCGAGCATCTCCGGCACCTTCGCGGTCGAGCTGTCGAATGCTGCGGGCAACCGCTCGATCGTCAAGACGTTCACGCTGGCGGCGAACACCTGGACCTTCGTCAGCTTCGCCGGGGCGCCCGGCGCTGGCCAGACCTCGTTTCCCGGCGACACTTCGGGCACGTGGCTGACCAACAACGCGGCCGGGCTCAACCTCTCGATCACGCTCGCGGCCGGATCGGCGCTGCAGGGCACCGCCGACGCTTGGCAGGGCGCCGAGATCATGGCGACCTCGGCGCAGACCAACCTTGCGGCGACCTCTAACGCTACCTTCACCGTGGTATTGGCGGCGCCGCTCGCCGGCACGGAAACCTGCGACCTCGCCAACGCACCGTTCATCGGGCGAACTTGGGCCGAGGAGCTGATGCGCGCGCAGCGCTACTGGTTTAAGACCTACGATTACGACGTCGCGCCCGGTACGGCCGGGAACTTAGCCGGTTCAGTGTCGTGGACTGGTTCAGCCGTTGCCGGCTATGCGCAGTTCCCGCTGACCCCGGCGATGCGCTCCGGCCCGACGGGGGTGGTCTACAGTCCGGATACCGGCGCCGCCGGCTATCTATGGAATGGCGGGGATCGCACGGCAATCATCGCTTTTGCCGGGCAGAACGGGGTTGGCATCGCCAACACGGCGCCGACAGTCAACGACGTCATACGCGCCCACATCACGCTCGACGCACAGCTCTGATCGCCGGTTGACGTCGTGCATTCGGCCGCATCCTCGCGCGACAGGCGAGCGAGGATGACGGCGATGCAGGCAACCTACGACAGCGCGATGGCGCGGGTGTTCGCGGACGAGGGCGGCTACACCAACCACCCGAAGGACCCCGGCGGCCCGACCAATTGGGGGATCACTATCCGCGACGCGCGGCTGTACTGGAAGGCGTCCGCGACCGCCGAAGATGTTCGGGCCATGCCGAAGGATGTGGCTGCTGAGATCTATCGCAAGCGCTACGCCGCTCCGATCCGCTACGACAAGCTGCCGGCCGGTTACGACTACACCTGTCTGGACGCCGGGATCAATTCCGGGGTCGGCCGCGTAGTGCCGTGGTCCGCCAAGGCGCTTGGGCAGCCGGTGCAGTCGATCGGCGAGGTGGTGACGGCCGCGAATGCAGCGCCCGACAAAGTGGCACTGATCCAGAAATTCTGGCGCGTGCGGATGAGCTTCCTGAAATCGCTCAAGACGTGGTCGACCTTCGGCAAGGGCTGGGGGCGTCGCGTCGTCAACGGCGAGGCGGCGGCGGTCAAGATGTGGCTGCAGTTCGGTGCCGGCCTGGCGCCGGTCGCAGTCGGCGCTTTTTTGCAAGGCGAAAGCGCCAAGGCGAAGTCGGCATCGAAGAAGGCGGCGGCCGGTGCAACAGCGAGCGGCACGGCTGGGGGCACGGCTGGCGGCGCCTCGAACGATCCTTCCGTGCTGGGTATCGACCCTGTGCTGCTCGGCTCGTCCGGCAAGGTCGCCGCCGCTGTCGTGGCGGTTTTCCTGATCGGCGTTGCCATCGTGCTGTGGCGCCGGTCGGTTGTGGACAAGCAACGCGCCGACGCCTACGCGGCGGCCTGACAGGAGGCTTTCATGCTGTGGTGGATCTTCGCACTGTTCGGTCTTCTGGTCGGCACCTATCTGGTGATCCGTCCGATCCTGCGCGCCTCGCCGCGCTTCGCCAACTTCTACGCCAATGCCGACACCTTCTGGCAGAAGGTCGCGGCTTTCGGCTACAACTCGGCGACCGTGGCTTTGTCCTATGCGCTGGCGGCGCTCGGCTTCCTCACTTCGCAGATCGACGCTCTGGCGACACTGCTCGGCGATCCGCAGGTGAAACAGCAGATCGCCGACGCGCTCGGCGCCAATCCGAGCGTGCTGGGCTGGGTGATGATCGCGATCGGCGTCATCACCTTCGCGGCGCGGATGCGCTCGATCGTGCGAGGCTGAAATGCTGTCGCTCGTCACCGCGCTCGCGCCGCTGCTGATCGGCAAGCTGGCCGACGCCTTCACCGCCTACAACAACAAGCAGATCAGCGCCGCCGAACTGAACGCCAAGGTTCAGCAGGCGTTGATGGAGTGCTTCGCGGAGGTGATGAAGTCGCAATCCGACGCGCTGGCGAAGACCTTCGCGACGTTCGGCCAGGTGCTGATCAACTCCAAGTTGGTCCGCATCGTGTGGGCGATCGTGGTGCTGTCGCAGCTCTGCGTGCTGCTGTGGCTGCAGGTCGGGATCTCGGCGCTGGTCTACACATTCGGCGGAACCTGGCCCAGCGCCGGCGCGACCGGGGATTGGGCCTATCTGCTGATCGCCGGCCTGCTCGGGCTCGGCCCTGTGGTGCTGAACGGCGGGCCGGGCAAGGTTAATCTCGATGCCGTCAAGCCTCCGGGGAGATAG